GCTATTACTGGTACTAGAACTGAAGAGTTTGCTACTGTAATGGGTATGAGAGCTGTTGACCAAGATATCTCTCATGAGTTTATCTTTATTGGTAATGACTTATTCATCCGTAGTGGTGCAGATAACTGGGATAGCCTAGTTAAAATCTTTGATAGCAACGATGAAACTGTAGCAAAGACTAAGAAAGCTATGGAATTTGATATAGATAATGGAAGCCTAGTAGTTAATAGTGGTGGTAAGAAATATAAAGTCACCCTAACTGAGGTATAGGAGGTTTATTATGTCATATCATGATAGACAAAGTCTAAATCAAACTATTCCTAGGCATATATCCAAACAGGAACTATCTCCATCATTACGTAATCGTATACAAGATGAGTATGACCATATATATAATCATACTCTACATATTACAGAAGAAGAACGTTACAGATGGAATCAATCAGCTAAACGTGTACTTAAACCAGCTACTGTATATGCTGATGGATTAATGACTAAAGAAGATAAAGCTAAATTAGATGGTATCGAAGCTAAAGCTAATAAATACGTGCACCCATTCTCTAATGTAACACCTGGTAGTTATCTTGAAGTGACTACTGATGGATTAGGGCATGTAATATATGGCAATAACCCAGCTAGACTTAATATTAGAGCTAGAAATGCTACTAAGTTAGGTAATATAAACCCAGATGAATTTGTATCACCTGATAATGCATTCCTAAAGGGTAATGTATCATTTAGGAAGTATCCTAATGATATAGACCATCTTAATTACCCTATAACTAAGAAAGATCTAGTTGACCAATCATTAACTACAAGCTATTATATTAGTGATGGCACTGCGCCTAATCTGAATAAGATTAGAATTAGTCCGACTACAAATGTAGCATCTTACTATGATGCGGATTCTAATAGCTGGGTTAATATAACTCTACCTAATAATATTGCTAGATTAGATTCTAATGGTAAAGTTCCATTGAATCTTATGCCAACACAAGGTCTTCCTATAGGGGCTATTATACCAACATTAAGTGCTAGTATGGAACTTATGAAAGAAGACGGATTCTTACCATTAACTGGTATTGAAGTAGAGAAGAATGAGTACTTAGACCTATATAACTTTGCTAAGACATCTAATATACTTGTACCATATTCTGAATATAGTAAGTTTGAACAATTACCATCTATTGGATTCTTCTTTGATAAGGGTAATACTTTTGTATTGCCTAAACTAAACGATTTCTTATGTGCTACTAATAATATTAGTGATACTGGTAGATATACCCCATCATGTACCCCTAGACAGACTAGTACGTTTAATACTATGGCTAAGAATGACTTCCTAAAAGAGTTTGACTATAATAATAGAAATGCTGTAAATGAAAGACTATCATTCTATACTGGTGCATTTAGAGTAGTAGATCGTTTAGGTCAGGCTACAGGTATGAATAGTATTTATAGAAGATGGGATAATAATACGAATATATTGGTTACAAAGTTCAATTCCAATGAGGGAAATGATAATGACTGTACTATAAATGAACCAGCCCATTTCAATACTATATATATGATTAAAGCTAAATACTAAAGAAAGGAGAAGCTATGTCTAAAGAGCAAGATGTAATAAAGTGGTGGCTATCCTATTCTGAAGAAGAAGCTAAACGTCGTAAAGAAGAATGGCTAGATGAGCACAATAAGTCTAGGCTATATAATGAAGTATTAGATAAGCTAACAGAGAAAGAGTTTAATACTGTATTACATAATACCATCAACGATATAAGATTCCATATGACTGATTCTTTTATGCATATATCTAAAGAAGAACGTGATACTTGGAATAAAGTCACATATGAATCTTTAACTAAGTTAGCATCTACAGAATCTAATGGTCTTATGTCTAAAGAAGATAAGAAGAAGTTAGATGATATACATGAAGGTGCTAATAACTATACTCACCCTAAATATAGACCAGTAACATCTTATAAATTTAAGAAAGTTGATGAGTATGGTCATATCTACGGTTCATCTGAACCAGAAGTATTACCAGTGACTGTAGACTCTGTAGATACATTGAATGGTAAGCCTATTGAATATTTTGCTAAGAATAATAACCAAGTATTCAATAATATAACTGTGCCAGATGTAGATATCTCTACGGCTAAAGATAATACAGCTATTAATTATAAGACAATGAAGTCTTATGTATTAGATGGTGCTATACAAGTCACTAATAGTAATACAAATCTTGATACAAGAAAGCTTTGGTATAATACTAAAGATAATAAAGCATACTATTATCAAAGTAATATATGGAAACCATTCTCTATACCAGATAAACCTGTAACTTATAATGATAATGGGGTTATAGATAGTTCTTTATTACCATTAGTAGGATATCCTATAGGGTCTGTAGTTACGGTATATGGTAATACTATCCCTCGAGGATGTTTATTGTTAGATGGGGCTATTATATCTAAGACAGATTATCCTGAACTATGGCGTAGGGTGTCACGATACTATAAGATAATATCTGATAATGAGTATAATTCTTTACCATATGAGCATGCTACTGCATACTTTTCACTTGTAGCATCAGATTCTGATAAATTTAGATTACCTAACTTATATAATCTACATTTAAGACCTACGAGTGAAACTAATAAGCAAGGTACATTACAGCCTAATGCTAAACGTGCTAATATATATGGTACATTTCCAGTGACTCCGTTTAATGGTTATTCATACCCAGAAGATATTGAGCTTTATAATAAGTATCCTATAGTTAGATGTGAGCAAAGACCATTATCTACGTTTAGCTATAGAATGCCACACTATAATGAATGGGGTTATATGGGTTATGAATATGCTAATAAGAATCGTGAATCATTAGATAATTACTATAAGCCTATAATAAATGAATCTAGTCAAGGTTTCTCTGCTAGATCTGTAACTGTTTTGTATTGTATTAAAGCTAAATAGGAGGTAGCTATGGGTGACTTTAATAATGAACTAGATAAAATTAATAAAACCGAATTAGCTTCTCCGTTAGCTAAGCTAATTAATGATGGTTATGTTCACATGTATAACCAAAATATGCATACATCTGAAAACGAACGTGATGTATGGAATAAAGCAGCTAATACTGTATTATATAAAGCCAATATAGATTTGAACGGTCTTCTATCTAAAGAAGATAAAGAGAAACTAAACTCTATAGAGCCTAGTGCTAATAACTATACTCACCCTAAATATATACAATCTAATGCTGGCACGTATATATCTACAGTATCAGATGATTCTGGTCATGTAATATATGGTAGTAATCCAACGTTCTTAGATTGTACTGTAGAGAATGCAACTAAACTTAAAGATACAATCTTTGGTGAATTTGTAAGAGCGTCTAATCAAGTATTTGGGGATAATGTAACAATAAATCCTAATAGCGATGTATATGATGGAACACCTGTTACGTTTAAAAACTTTAATGATTATAGATTGGATAAAGCATTCAATAAATCCATAGCTATATCTACAGACGATGATTCATTATTTGCTCAAGATGGTACATCTAAGTCTATACATTATGGGCTAAATAATGATATCGTAATATATAAACGTACTGCATCATCTTTGACAAGCTATTCACTAGTTAATTCAGCTAATACTATAAAACTGGTAAATGGAAAAATACCAACTAGATACATTCAAGATGATGGTGTGCCTGTTGGGACTATACTATTCTGGTTAGGCTCTAATATACCTGATGGATATTTGCCTATGAATGGTATGGCTGTACAAAAATCATTAGTACCAGAGCTTATTGAATATGCTAATACTAATGGCCTATTAGAGAATTGGAATAATATGATGGAAAATAAGTACTACAATGCTAAGTTTGTACTAAAAGATGATAAGTTATATATGCCGACTTTTAATAGAGCCATTACCGTATCAGTAAATAATAATAGAATGCTATCTGGTAATGTTTCTGAATGGATTACTAAGTATATCCGTGGTACATTCCAAGTAGCATCTGGTGCTATACAGTGGAATCCTGGTCCTAATGAGTTTAACTCTAAACAGGATACTGGTGAGATTCACGTAAAGAATGATGATGGTAATGATAAATTCTTGATTCCAGATCCATCTACAGATATTGGGCAAACATATTTAACCATGTATGATAGTGGTGCTGTAGTATCAGCTGGTGATGATATGGCACCAGCTATGATGACTGTAAACTATATTATCAAAGCATCATCTACAGGATTAAAACTAAATTACGTTAAACAACTAAGCTACGATTACTATAATATAGATAATGGTAACCAAGTTAGATTTAGCGATGTATTAGACCATATCAAGTGTAATAATCATAGACCTATTGTTGATGTGACTATAAGTAATAGAGGTATAGCTTTTAGTAACTCAGCAGAGATTAATGGAGTCTATGATAAATTACGTTATGAACGTTTAAATCCATATAGACAGTTGATTATTCGAGGTTTGGGCAAATCAATCTACTATCCATATAGTATAGATTTAAACGAAAATAACTTAATTACTATTGCAGAAAACAAGGTTCCTAATAGTACATTTACTATTCAGGTGTCTAAGGCCGATCCATATGATAGAATGGAAAAGTTTGACAGTTTAAAAACTAGACTTGCTAGTTATGGAGTAACGCTAGTAAAAGTATAATTTTTAATCAACCGGAGGGTTAGTGTTTATGAACTATTTAATCAATCAAGTGAAAGCTCACTTGAAGATTATTATTGCTTTTATCGTGATTATCTTAATTTCTTTACTGACTATATTGTATTTTAAGCATGAAGCTAATGTAGAAGCTAATCGTTATAGAGAGATTCTTGATAACGTAACTAAGACTACAGAATACAATAAAGAGTTAGCTAAAGAAAATAAAATAGTAATGGCTGCTATTGATGACTTACGTAATAATAAGCCAGTAAAAGAAACCATTACTAATAATAATACAGATACTATAAGATACATCGAGAAGACTTCACCAGAAGATCCTGATGTCGTAGTCAATAAAGAAAAGACTGCCAGTATTAGATATAATGGAGAAACTTTCAGTACACCCTTACAATCTTCTGCGGCATCTAGTGTAGCCAAGGAAGATGGTACAGTAGAAATTAAACAAAAAGACGAAGTTGTTATTGACGTAACTGATATAGCTAATAGACAAATTGCTGCTCATGATTTAATGAGAGATAAAGTCGAACAAGAGCTACGTGATGACGTCAAGAAACTTAAACATGAAAACAGAAATTACAAGATAGCTGGTGTAGCTTTAGGTACCGCTGGTATAGGGTATGCAATCTATAAGGCAAAGAAATAGGTCAATTAGGTGAAACATAAAAATAAGTCTTTATTTTTATTAAAGGTGGTGATGAAGTGGACTTTGAAGGTGCTACTGGTGTACTTTCTATGGTTAAAGATATAGGTGCTATAGAATTTATTCTAATCTTGCTAGTGGCATATGTAATCTACTCCAACCATACCAATACCCGAGCAATTCTACAATTATCAAGAAGAGAAGAATCAGCTAAGCCTTCTGATAAGTCAGCACAATCTGAAGAAGCTAGAATGATCAATACTATGATTGATGATATGAATCAGCACCCATATACATTAAATAAACTAAATGAGACATATACCAAAACAAATACACTAATCAAACACAGACTCAAAGAGACTGCTGATACACTTGGAGCTGAACGTATTTGCGTGTATATGTTTCATAATGGTGAGCATTCGGTTAATAATATACCTTTCTTAAAGACTACTTGTATTTGTGAATACATAGATAGACATAAAGGGGCAACCAGTCTACTTATGACTCACAAAGGTGTACCTATTAACTTAGCTAGTGACCTATTTAAACGTATCAATAATCATCAGATTACGGTATTGTATCCTGATGATGAAAACGTTATTGATAGAGTCATGGCAAACTTCTTCTATAGAGAGAATGATAATAGAACTACAATAGTAGTTACTATATATGACTCCTCTAACCAACTGGATGAAAAACCAGTTGGTTTTCTAAGTGCAGATTTTGAATTTGACCATAGGTTAAAAAGTGAAGAACTTAAAGACTACTTCACTGAACTTGAAGAGCTAGCAGATTACTTATCAGTATCTGTATTAATTAGCTATCTTTTCTTTCAAACTAAAAAGGAAAAAGAATAAGGAGGAAGTTCTTTCATGTCTAAACCCCAATTACTTAATAGACTGAAAAACAAAACTGATTTAGTTACCTCTGGTAATCTGTTACAGTACTCTGATACTACAGGTAGATTAGTAGAAGATACTGGTTTAAATGCCCAGCAGATTAAAGCAGCAACGCTAAACAATGCCAATATCGTTAGTCACTTAGCTAATGATGGTATCCATGTAACTAGAGAAGAAAAGAAGTTTATTACACAAGATCATACAGATCTTAATAACCACTTAGTAGACGCATCCTCGCATATTAGCCCGACAGATAGGGCTAATTGGGATGCCAAAGAAACCCCTGAAGGTGCACAAGCTAAAGTTAATATGGCAGCAGCATCTTTTAATAGACATATGGCTACTAAATCTATTCACGTTTCTAATAGTGATAGATTGTCTTGGGATGATAAATATACTAAAGCTGAGATTGATAATAAGTTTGTACAGCTAGAATCTAATAATACTTGGAAAGAAGCTGTAGATACTTTTAGTGAGATTGATATTATGTATCCTTCTCCTCAGCGTGGTTGGACTGTATCTGTAAATGATACTAATATTACATTCCGTTATGATGGTGATAACTGGATTCCTATCTCTAGTAATGCTGTACCTATGGCTACAGCTGCAGTAGATGGTCTTATGTCTAAAGAAGATAAAGCTAAATTGGATACAGTAGAAATGGGTGCTAATAACTATGTGCACCCTAATAATCCATCTACAAGACACGTATCTGATAAGGAGAAAGCATTCTGGTCAGCTAAAGCTGAAGACCGTAATGCTACTTATCAATATGCAGGTCTTATGTCTAAAGAAGATAAATATAAATTAGACAATATTGAAACAGGTGCAACTAACTTTAGTATGCCTAGCAAATTAGACCCAACTATCATTGAAACTGATAATGATCATTTATTCGTTACATTGGAAGAAAAGACTAATTGGTCTAATAAAGCAAGCAATAACTTAGTTACACCAAACGTAAATGGTATTATGTCTAAAGAAGATAAGATTAAACTTAACTCTGTAGATATGAATGCCAACTATTATATTCATCCACAAACACATGACCCTTCTATTATCTTAGAAGATGCTAGTCATAGATTTGTAACTGATGAACAAATCTTAGCATGGAATAATAAATTAGATGGTTCTTTAGCTACAGCTACTTCTAATGGTGGTATGTCTAAAGAAGATAAAGCTAAATTAGATTCCATCGAAGAGGGTGCTAATAAATATAAGCTCCCAGCACAATTACCACCAACTATCATTGCTCAAGACCCTAATAATAGATTCTTTACTGACCAAGAAAGACAATCTCTTGCTGATAAGAAAGACTCTAAAGCAATTCTATTAGGTACAGCAGAGTTCAATGGTAGAACTGGTACTATTATCCCACATAGCTTTGAGAATACATCTTTCTCTGTAGCTATTACTCCAACAGCAAACCCTAATGGTTTGATTGGTGAAGTATGGGTTAAGAAAACTAATACAGCATGTATCGTATACTGCTCTGGTGCAGGGGATGCTAAAATCCCATTCGATTATATGCTGATTTATTATAACTAATCAACAAAATAATATAGACTTGGGATGAACACGGATCCTAAGAATATCTCTTTTTACTACAATATTACTAAAACTTTTTTGGATACCCATATAGGCATTGCCTATATGGGTTATCTACTGTCTCAATACAATGAAATATAATTTTGGATATATATTATAACTGTGTAGTAATTATAGTAAATTTGTTTTATAGTTAAGGAGGAACAATTACTATGGAAAAGCAAAAATTTAATTTAAGAGAACTAATTGGTCAATTCAGAACATTTGACTTTGCGTCTTATGATTTGAATTGCAGTTCTAAGAGAACAGCTGTTTACTCAGCTAAGAAAGGTAACACACTTGTTACTGTATGGACTAATGAGTATGAAACTGAAGATGGTTTCATTACACCATTAATCAAAGTTAAAGAAAAAGAGAAAGTAGATGTAACTACAGAAGTCTATAAGAGTACTACATTAGAAGACATCTTAGCTGCAGCTAATACTGGTGAATTTTGCATCAGTCAAGACACAGACCACAAGACACTATTGAAAGTATCTTGCCGTGCATCTGCTAAAGTATTGGCAACGAACTCCAAAGGTAAACCTATGTTTAGATATACAGTTACTTTTGATACATTCGTTCCAGTTAATGGATACTTTAACCCTAAAATCATCATTAGTAAAATTAAACCACGTGGACCAGTCTTCTTTAATTGGAAACATGATGACTTCTCTGATAAAATCACATTAGAGAATGCTGGTTTTGTATTTGTAGATGAAGCAGTCAATGCATTATTAGAATCCGAGGAATGGTAATATGACAGTCAGTATAAAAGATAATAAAGCATTTGTTAAACGTATAGCTGCATCCATAATACCACAAAAACTAGTAACTAGAAAAGAATCTGTATATGTAGGTGATGATGCACTAGTAGTTAACTCATCAATATATATTAATAACAGTACGACTTCTGAATACAGTTCAACTGGTCCAAATATTATTTTGTCTAGTATGATGATAAGACCATTAGAATTATTAGAAATGAATGGTGTTGCTGTAGATGATATTACATCATCTAAAATTCGTATCTATGATGATAAAAAATATGTGATTGTTGATGGACATAACACATCATCTTTTATAGTAGATGATGAATACAAAGATACTTTGTTATTTAGTGATTCATATAACGAGTTTATTAATATGATCCAGATTAAAAATAAAAGAGTGGGATCTATTATAAATACCCTATGTAGCCGTAAGTTACACCATTCTATTGAATATGAAGTAAATAGTAAACTGTATTCTGCTACATTGAAATCAAAAGTCAAAATGGCTAAAGACTTAGACACCTATTCTATGTATATAGAAGATTCTACTAATGTGTATACACATACTTCGGCTAAAGATATTATAGATGAATTATTGGCTTTACCGTATGAGTTTCATGGTACATGTATAAACTATAGTGCTATAGATTGTACTAGAAGCTATGGTAAATTTGTAATTGATAAAATGCGATCTGAAGCCGAAGCTAACCGAATACTATCATACGTAAATAGTAATACAAGTAATATTGCTAGACGTCTTATTTAATCAGGAGGATAACCATGTTTGATTTCAAAGAAAAATTGAGTGAAGTTAAAACTATGATTGTCAATAGTGTGAATATAGAATTCGCACCAGACATCAAAACTATAAACTATCTTTATATCAATAAAGAGAATATGTCTATTGAAGTCAGAACAAAAGAATCTTGTCGAGAAGATTTAATGGATTATTATGATAAAGCCGAGTATGAGTTTATAAATAGAGATGACTTGGCTGAAGACTATGTTAGAGGTCTAGGTGGTGTAAATATCCTAGACGTAGTAGACATATCTAAACATGTAATTGCTACTTATAAAGATAAACCAATCACATTATATGATGCTTTGGATAATCTTACTGCAGGGACTTTAGATATCGTATACGATAGAGAGAATAAAGTCATTAAGTTTGGTCTTAGTCATTGGGATTGTATCACTGATGGTATTGGTGACTATGGTGTCCAAATCAATACAGACTTGCACTATAAGCTACAAGTATTTAGTGATCTAACTAATACTGAAATCTTCAGTAAGTTAGAAAACTATGGTGGTGATACAGCTTTTACTGTAATGCCATATAACGATGACGGTAATATCACATACAGATTTACTGTATATGATGTAGAAGATACTTTCGATATTATTAACGATATCGTGAATTCACTTATTTAAGGAGAGACAGTAATGGCTAGAAAAAGCAAAAGTATTAATAAAGTGCAATCAATTGAAGAGATTGCAGATATTGAAACTCCTAAAGAGGAACCAACTACAGTAGTGGAATCTACAGAAGAAGAAACTGTAGAAGAAGCTACTACACAAGCACCATCATTAGGAGATCTTATTAACGAAGAACCACGTGAAGTATTAACTTTCGACAATCTTTCAAAGTATAACGATAAGTTTCTTCGTGATAAGATGATTGACTTATTAGATGCAACTAATGAAGTTGATTTCCGAATCAATGACAATAATATACCTAATAAGTATTATATCACTAAAGGTAATGCCAGAGTATGCTTCTTCTCTAAAGATATAGAAGTAACTTCGTTAAGTGATACTAGAAAAGCTATTCTTGAAGCTCTGTCTAAAGTAGGCCATGATGATAAGTTGCTTGGCATCACTATAAATACAGATCTTAGTTATAAATACTATGATGATGAATCTATGAAACCAACACTAAGCATTTCACGTTATATTAGCCTTGTAGATACAGACAATAAATTTGTAACCATTGTATCCCAATACGTTATTGAGGCAGAACGTGAGGTAGTTGACATGTTTAAAGCATTATGTCGTGAACTATCTCAACGTAAGTTGAATGATAAAGACGTGTCTATTAATTATGCTAAAGATATTGGCTTAGTTATATTACATGGTGAGTATATCAGTTTTGAAGACGTGATTAATACTTTGGATGATATGTATCGAGGCTAATATGAAATCTGTGTTACATTTTGAGTTAGAGGGTGAGTTAGTCACCCTCACTCGATATGATGATTTCGGGAATACTATTGGTATAGAAGAAGCAATGTATCCCGATATCTGTATGGAAGAAGAGCTTATCTGTTGTATGATGGAGATATTCGATACTGTAGTTAAAGGGTATAATAGTGAGATAGTAAAGCTGACTACGATGTATGATGATAAATTTATCAATGTAGAAATCAATACTAGGAATGACACTATTACATTTGATAACTACTATGACGAATATCAAATGGCTGATATAATGGATACAATCATAGAGTCTAATATGACTATGGATAATTTTAGATTTCTTCGAGGTGAAATGATATGACAGATAGAGAAACATACGATGGTATATATAAAACCGTTGCTGATATAGTATTCGAGAAAGGATTGGCTAGAACACAATCCACTTCAGTATATTTAGATGGTAATGGTCATGTAGGTATCACATATTCCACAGGAGCTATGCATATTACAGATAAAGAATATTGCTTAGGCTCTAATATGGAAATTAATGTATTTGATACTGATCTTAATAAAGATACAGTAGAATCATTAAAAGATATGCTATTGATTTTACACTCAGATGCATATGAAAGATATGGTGATGTAGAAGTCAAAACTAATACATTATGTGCATTGCCTGATACTATTGAGTTTGATGAAATATATGAAACCAATAACCACTATGCACCAACCGCATATCTATTTTATGATGATATAAAAATCTATAGTATAGATTTATCTGGGTTTGTAACACCAGAAGATATCCTCAAGATTAAAGATAGTCTAATTGACTATTTTAAAGGTTTTGAATACGAGTTCTATTAAAATTTACTAACATATTTGTATCTTAATCATATACAAATAGGAGTAAATAGAACGATGGATATTTTTATAATAGGTTTATCGTCTACAGCCTTAGTATCCCTACTGGTATATGTTAGTATTCACTTTGACTGTAGATATAAACATGATTTTTACGAATCTATATATAAGAAATAAGTAAAATCCAGGTATAGGAAATTCCTATACCTGGTATATTTTTTAGGAGGTTAATTATGTTAGATACAGATACATTATTACATGGATATGGTATTGAAAAGTTTAGTGAAAAACTTAATAACTTATTAAATTCTGAAGTTGGTCTTTATAAAGATAAACAAGTTTTTATTAATGAACGTCGTGATGACTTTAACCCAGAAGTATTACTTACTAGAGCCGTTCTTTCAGATAAAACTGACGATGATGAAGAATATAGTGTATCAATAACAGTACGTAGAAGTGCAAAACATTTCTGTCCTAAATTGGACACTATTAATGCATTTCGTGTATTATACGAAACCGATTGGGCTGATGATGATAAAAAACCCTTTAATAAAGAATGTAAATTTAATATAGCTTTATCATATAACTCTGATAATAAAACTCTGACATACACTCAATTATATAATAAATACAAAATGGATCTTTTGGTTCATACTGTATGCTTTAGTGTAACTGAGCATTTGGATTCAGATGCTAATGATTATATAAGTCATTTGTTTAATTTAGCTAGGAAGTATGATGGTATACACAATACTAAATATAAAGTTTTATATACTGTAGATACTATTCATATCTTATCACCATTGGTTAAATATGGTATATCCGAAGCATTAGAATTCTTATACGATGCCATAACTCTAAATAATTAGTAATAAGAAAACCCAGTATAGTCAATGACTATACTGGGTATTATTTTTTTTGTTAAAGTTAATACTTACAATTGCATACTATAATTGTGTATGGTAGATACAGCTAGTCGTATTAGCTGTATCTAAATATAACCATACACTTGTAGGATTATATCCTACAGGCCGAAAGGAGGTGACTCCTATGGCCGGATGTGTTATGAATTACCATAATACATTAGCGGAACGTTCAGCCAATGTTGGCTGGATGATCCGCTATTGCCAAGAAATAATCTATGATTATGTCTATGGCAATAACGGAGTTAGTTTAGCTGAAGCTAAAAAAGCAGAAGCTTATCTACTCCAGCATGGCATTAGTCTTACCGTCGATCTAGACAAAGTCTAATGCTAATTTAAAATACATGGGTGGGTCTCCAACCACCTACCCATGTATTATTTTTTGTGTTATATGTGTATTATTTTAAACCAAACGCTTCCATAGGATCCATTTCCACCATTCTTACCTGACTATCATGGAATGCTTTCATGGCAACGTTCTTAAGTTTAGATGCTATTTGTGGAGCAGCTGCACCAATATTCTTTACTCCTAGACGATAGAAGATATTACCAGCACATGCATTACAAACACCATTCTCAGCCTCGCATAAAGAAGCAAATCTAAACTGTACTGTTTTACCAATATACTGATTCATATTCTCAGAAGTCAACTCTACTAGTTTATTTCCTTCTTTCATAAAACAATAGATGTATTCTTTTATATTGTCTTTATTTAGAGTGATTGTGATAGTACGTTTAGTACCACAGTCACTACCCTTGTCTAATGTCTGAATGTGTTGGCATGCAGGCAATAATAGTTTTTCCCAATAACCACCAACTTCTGTACGGCTAGCACGAGAGTAAGGACCTTCGGCTAGAGAGTTAGCAAAGTCAGCATAGTCTTCTTTAGATATACCTGTCATATAGTTAGACATGATGATATTATAACCCTTAGTCGGATCTGGGTTCTTAGTAATACCACGAACAACAAACATGTTTTTGAAGTGGTTACTCATATTAGATTTAGCGCCGCTATTATAAGTATCCATAGCTGGGTCATCTTTAAGAATCTCTTCAGCCAAATCTAATAATTCTTCTTGAATCTTCAATACTATCTTAGGATCTTTAGCATCTAATTCTTTACGATATTTCTTAATAAGTTCTTCTTTAGCCTTATTGATCTTTGTAGTGATAGTCAATAGCTTCATACTATAACTAGTAGACAATATATTTACATAAGGCATGAACTTTTGACCTTTCATAACAAAGTCTTGCATAACTTTAAGAGTCTTTCTATTCTCTAGAATGGCATATGAGATCTCTTGCATAATATTACCAACCATCTTCTTGGTAATTGGTTTATTGATATACCCAAACATATCAAACAAGTCTTTCTCAATGAATACTCTATTGAATACCCATAACCCTACAGTTGTAACAAAAGCATTCTTATTCTTTTTTCCTTCTGGGCCATATGAGCCAGCTGGAATAGTAACTAAATCATATGTATTGAATCTACGTTTACCATTAAATTCACCAAACATGCCAATTACTGTAGAAGTCTTAGCACCCATATCTTGATCTATAGATAAGATATAATCTATATCTTTAGCATTAGTAATTCTATTAGATGTACGTTTCATATCGTTATTACCTCCTTACGGTTTACTATTATGTAAAGTCAATACTTTATGTCACCAAAAACATCTATGTAATTCTAACTATTCTACCCCAAAATGGGGTTTTTACGGAGGAGAAATAAATGGACTCTAATTTTAATAAAGAAAATAAAGTCTCCTATCAAGAGCTGGCACCTAGTCTACAAGCCATGCTTGATGGTAAAGCTAGTATTACGGTTCTTAATAATCATATTAATGATAATGCACGTCATATCACAAATGATGAACGTGCTAAATGGAATGCTACATTACAAGATGCTAATACATGGGCTAAGAACTATGTAAATGGTCTTTTAGGTGACTTTGGTGGTCAAGGTGTAACTTTGATGGATGTAGTCAAATCTAAATTAGATAAGACTGAATTCGAAAACTTCAAACGTACATTAGCACGTATTGCTTTTACTGGTTCGTATAATGATCTTATTGATAAACCGTCTGGTATCTCTTTCTCTGATACTGCAAATAAAGCTTTGAATGCTGATCGTGCAACTTTAGCAGATAGAGCTACTGTAGCTGATCGTGCAACTAATGCTGACTTAGCAGAAAATGCTAAACGTGTTGGTGGTATTCGTGTAACTATTGATGGTACTGCTCCAGCTAACCCTGAAAATAATAAAGAAATCTGGTTCAATACCACAAACTTGACAGTTTACTTCTACGTAAATAATCAATGGAGAATGACTCGTTGCGCTGTTGCATAAGTCCTTTAGAGGAGACTTTCTACAATCTAACTAACGTGCAACTAATGATGTCAACAGGGTGTAATCTTAGTTGCAGGTACTGCTATCAGGATGATAAGAAGAATAAGAATATGTCTAAAGAAGTTATGGAATCTTTTATAGACTTCTTATGTGATACAAATCCTGATGTCCCAGTTTTGATAGACTTCTTTGGTGGTGAACCATTAGTAAATTGGCCGGTAATGAAATACGGTTTAGAACTAATGGATGATTTAGGTCTAACTAAAAATAAATTATTTTTTATGGTATCCACTAATGGTACACTTATTACAGATGAGATAGCTGAATACTTTAGAAAGTATAATGTCCATATCAATATATCTATAGATGGTACACCAGAGAAACACAATTACGAACGTAATAATTCTTATGATAAAACTATAGAGGGATTACATAAGTTATATGACTATGGTCTTTGTAGAGACATTACTGCTAGACTTACATTCCCAAACAATTATTTTGGTAGTATAGAAGAGCATGTAAGAAGTGTACTAAACTTAGGTATCCCTGAAGTTACATTTGCAGCAGTCTTAGCTGGTGGTATAACTGATGAAGAGTTAGCTACTTATGAGGAATCTATGTATAGAACTGCTATACTTATTCTTAAGTATGTAGAATATGGCTTAGCAGTTATTCCTAAGTATATGAGAAACTTCATAATGATGGAACACATAAACCAAGACTTTAAACCTAGACCACCATGTCATTTTAAAACTAATAGAGGTATTGTAGTAGATACTGATGGGGCATTGTTCGGATGCTCTATTGTCCCAAATTCAGATTTTAAAGAATATTCTTCTAAAGTATATTCAGATACTGTAGTTGGTAATATCAAATACGGTATAGCTTATAATCGAAATATTGGAGACAAATACCCTTGTACTACAGCAAACGCTAAGAATGACTGTATCAATTGTGAAGCCAAGAGTATGTGTTTACCATGTGCTATGGAAAATATGCTATCATCAACAAGAGACTATCATTTAGTAGCTGATGATAAATGTAAATTAATTAAGGCTAGATATAGAGTTGCATTACGTATTCATAATTGGATACTACGTAATAAGTTCGGAAGTGTTGCAATGTCTAGGTTAAAAGAAAATCATCTTCTTGGGGAAGATAAGTATAGTATAGGTTCATTAATAATATAGAGTCAGTAACTTTAAGGGGAATTTTAAGAAAGAAATGTTTTTAGAGTTTAAAGAAATAGGGAATGATGTAAGAGAAATAGTATTCTATCTTACTAATGATAATAATATAGATTGTGACTATCTACCACCTAAGGGTAGACAATATATGTCTACCAGGGTGATAGATGCTATGATAGAGAAGATTACTAAGATCTTTAAGGATTATAGACGTGTATATACCATCACATTCAAAGGTGGAGAACCTTTGATGTGTTGGGATAAGATTGTCTATATTATAGATAAGCTAAAAGCTAATAATGTAATATGTAGATACAAACTATATACGAATCTGACTTTGATGACATTAGCTAAAGCTAAAGTTATTAAAGCTAATGCTATAGATGTAGTAGGTTATCTTGATGGTGAAGAAGACCATAATAGTAAACATCGTACTGGGTATAAAGAAGCTATACGTGGACTAACTTGTTTACGTGAACTTAATATACTTAAGACACATGTAACTATCCATATGACATTGATGGAAGACACTATTAAATACTTTGAAGATAACTTTGATTTTATTAGTAAGCTTGGTGTAAAGAGTATCTTATTTGAACCAGCAGAGTCTATAGATATAACTGGTAAATTTAAGACATCTCTAAAGAAAGCTACTAAGTATGCTTATGAGCAATACTTCAAGTTTACTAAGAATAGATTTGATGCATTATATCTTATATCATATCTAGATTATATAGTTCCAGACTATAAAGATACATCTGCTGATAGTAACTTCTTTACATCTGGTCAACTATATGTATCACCATATGGTAAGTTATATGCTAATAGATTGGCATTGGTTAATGGTATTAGGCATATTGGTAATGTATACAGTAACCAATTAGTATTTCCTGATACTATTGATATCCATAGCCACCCAAAATGTCGTGGATGTGTAGCTAAGAATGTATGTCAATCCTGTAGCGATATTGCTACATTTGATTCTAAATATCCGCATCAAAATATATGTCAACTAAATAGAGCTATTGCTGAAGTCGCAAGAGAGTTTATGGAAGACTGGAAATACAATACTTCTGGAATCTACAATAAGAAGATTAAAAAGAATATTGTAGAGTCTACTAGTATTATGAATAGTCTTTACAATAAGCTTAAAAGAACCTATACTATTACAGACGGAAATAGGCCAACCGTTAAGTCTTTTATGACAGCATATGGTAGAGATTATATTTGTGAACGCAAAGAGCCTCCTGAAAAGTTGAGAAAACTATATGAAAGATTTAGAATGATTCTCGGAGGAAACAATGGAAAACTTTACAACAGTGTACAGCAAACCACAAGCTGTAACAATGCTACTGACTAATGATTGTAACTTAGCATGTAGCTACTGCTTCGAATCTAATAAGGGTAAAGACTATATGCCAAAAGAAATGGCATTAGATATTCTTAAAGCCACATACAACCAAGTAGACCCAATGGTTGGTATATTCACTTTAAACATGTTTGGTGGAGAACCATTAATGAATTGGGAGACATTTAAAGCTGTATGTGATTATGTCTTAGAAAATAACCTTAAGATTCGTATTACTGCAACAACTAACCTGACTTTACTTACTGATGAAATGATTGACTATATAGATGAGTTATCTATCCCTGTATTAGTATCTGTAGATGGTATTAAAGAGGTTCATGATAAGCATAGATGTAATAGTTTCGATAAAGTTATCGAGAATATGAAAAAGCTTATTGATAGAGACCTAGGATATCTTATTGAAGCACGTATGACAGTTGCTCCAGATACAGCTAAGTATATGTATGAATCAGTTAAGATGCTAGTAGACTTAGGTATTAATAATATTGCTAATGTACCAGCATCTGATTTAGAATGGGATGCTCAATCTATTCAAGATTATAAAGATAACTATGAGAAGATTCTTGATATGTATATCAATATCTTGAATGATGAAACCAATAAACGTAATATCTCTCTATATAAAGTAGACCAAGCATTAAACTTAGCATTAGAACCTATCAAGGAAGATACTTCTATGTGTAATATTGGTAATCCTAGATGGGTTATTGTAGACTGGAAAGGTGATATTTGGCCTTGCCCAGATTATCCGACTACAGATAATGTAGATTTGATTGCTGGTAAGATTGGTAACTTCTATACTGGTGTAGATGAAACTAAAGTTGACCCTAAACCTATGGTTGCTACATATGAACTAGAACGTTGTAAGGGATGCGAAGCTATCTCTATTTGTAAGTCTGGTTGTCCTTATGAGAACTATACTAAGAATGGTAAGTTTAATGAACCAACTATTGGTTACTGTACTTTACAGAAAGCCTTTGTGGAGATTATTAAAGCTTATCAAGATAAGCTACTTGAAGCAACCAATATCCGTTCTAGACAACTAAATGTCTTAATTGAAAATCTTAAAGTCAAGAAGTACTATGATGAGAAAGTTAAGACTATTAGTATTACTGATAGAGAATTTGGTGTAAGACTAAATCATTTCGTAGAGAAGTATGAGAATCTAAATAATAAGGGCAATGTATTACCTAGTTTTGATACATATTTTAAACATGAACTAATGACTGTTAATGCTATTATTGCAGCATTGGTTGGTAAAAAAGTTGAGTTTGTGGAGGATTAATTTTACATGCCAACACAAGTAAAAAGAGGGAATACTGTTGAATACAGTATTCCCGATAAAATAGACAGAACCAAAGATAATATAGTAGCTAAAGCACCATTAGTTGCTATAGCTAGTGCAATAGCTGTCAATCTTAAAGAAGCTAAAGCATTAGAACGTGTACGATCTGGTTTTGGTTCTCCGGAGAATCGTATACGACGTGTGGTTGATGCTGGTGATGAAGTACAACGATTTAGTGATAGTATCGTTATAGACGAATCACTTAAAGCATCTAGTATGAATATGCTATTAGGTATGGCATCTGAATTGATAAACAGTACAGTTGGTATTAGTGAGTCAATGGAAGGCTATACTGTAGTTAAATATACCACACCTGGTAGATTTACTTGGAATGCTCCTAGGGGGACTAAGACAGTATTACTAGGTTTATGTGGTGGTGGTGGTTCCATGGGTGCTAGTGGTGAATCCACAAGTTTTAATGAAGCCATTGTTAATGGTGGTAATAATATCTTTATTGATAACTTGCTAGCTGGTGTAACTGGTTACCAAGTATCTTTATTTGAAAGCAGATTTGGTTACTATGGTAGACCAGAATCTTCCACTGATTGGTATACTAATCGTTCTGGTATGCACTGGGGTAGACAAAACTCTGGGTTACCTGGTGATTTTATGACCACAGTTTTAAACGTTAAAGGTGGTTCTGCTCAATCTATTGTAGTTGGTGGTCCTGGTGCACCAAGATGGTATGGTGATGCTAATAGAAAATCTACTCAAGGGTTTGTATACTTAGCATATAAAACAGATGGTGATGATGAACCATATGGTTTAGATAAAGTATATACTGTACCTGGTACTTATGAATATACTGTACCAGCAGGTGTACGTAAAATATCGGTAGTCTTAATTGGTGGTGGTGCATTTACTATTAGTGGTACTGTCGAAAATAAAGTTGAGATTTATGAATATATGGGTCGTTATATCAAACAAGGAGATTTTAGAAATTTCCCAGCTCAAAGTTATAAGCATCTAGATAGAGTTCTTGATGAATTAAACTATACTGGACCATTTACTAGATATGATAATCCACGTCAAGGTAGTTGGCCACAAACTAGATATAGAGCACCACATAATTACCAAGTAGTAGGTTATATTCCATCACACTTACCTGGTGCTAATGGTGAACCATCTAGATTTGGTGATATAGTAGCTAATGGTGGTAATCGAGATAATATCTCATACACCACAGATACTGGTTGGAATTTTAACTTTGATGCACAAACTGGACCAACTGGTCGTGGTATGTTTAAAGATAGCATTAACCAAAAAGTTGGTGGCCCTGGTGAATATAAACGTGTAGTGTTAGACGTATACCCTGGACAAAAGTTTAATGTACATGTAGGACGTGGTGCAAAATACGAATCTGATGGTTCTTTTAAAGCTAGTGATGGTGCTGTTGGTATAATGCACGGTGACTATCGTGAAACGTCTAGTGGGTTATTTAGAGCTATGGCTCCTGGTGACTTATATACTGGTGCGACATTGAATCTTATGATTAGTAACTTACATGTTTTAAATAAAGCATTCAATGACCTAGAAAATAAGTACTGGGAAAATGACTTATGTAAGACATCTTGTCAAGTATCCTGCCAGGCTTCTTGTCAAATTGCATGTCAAAACTGTCAGTATGATACGTGCCACAATCAAAATTGTGGGGGGTGGTCGTAATGAAAATATTTATGACAGATGAGTTATATGATTATATTAAGACTCGCCCAGATTTTAATGAATTCCAAACAGCTTATGATAAACTTACTTATGGTGAGACTATTAGAGAAGAACTAGAAGCACAGTATAATTCTATGACTACAGGGGAATTAGCTGAGTATCTTAATAAAGTCAAATCTGAAGTAGCAGATAGACCAGATTTAGTTAGATATATAAACTATACATCTGATATATCAGTACAGACTCTAATGACTATAGTTAATGATACTAGTCTACCCAAAAAGGATAAGATGTATGCATTACTAAGACTATTCACTTATAGCTATGCTGATGGTATCCATTTTGAATATGTAGTTGATTTTGTCACTATGTACAATGCTATGAGTACTGAAGAATTAGCTACATTACCTAGCTATATTCATGTAAACTATATTGAATTGAATGGCTATTACTTGTATAAGACTATGCAAGATAACCATGAGACATTTGATACAACTGCTTATGATAAACTAGTAGAGCATTATAAAACAGTCAAAGAGAAAGTTAAACCATATTATAGTGATGCTGATGTAATAGACAATATATGGCTTGAAGTCCAAGCTTACTTTATTAGATTATTACATAATGACTTAACTAATACTGCTATAGATATCATATTAGAACGTATTAATCTAGACCATGAAAAGCTAACCAATAAATACAAATATGTATCTTTAGGTGTCATGTGGCTATATGAAATGTATATGGAAACTAGTTTTAATGCTAGTAACTATCATGGGTTTATCTTATGGGCATTTAAACTATTCAGATACATAGATAGTGCATTAGCAGATCATGATAACCTATTCGATGGTTTAAGATTCTATGATAAAGTCAATATTATAGCATTTGCTATTATAGTTAGACGTCTTCTTAATATTAAAGAAGTCTTCGTTTCAATAGTTCAATTACGTTTATTTAACTTAGACTTTACTGATGAATTATTCTTAGCTGGTGAGGGTGTAACTAATGTAAATCTTACATCTAAACCATCTAGAGATGCTATGCTGTCTTTTAAGAATTACGTAGACGTATGGTTCAATAATAATAAACCTAAACTAATTCAACTTAGAGATGACTCAGCAACTATGGAAGACTTCCGTGCTATTATTCGTGATTACTTACATTCAGTCTAGGAGGTGATAGTTAATTATGGCAGATATAGAATTTAATATGAATAACCGCTATAGATGGACTATCCCTGATATTCCATATGTAGTGAAGAAAGATAATAAAACAACAACTGAGATACCTAATAATGTAGATATAGCCTTTGATAGACACTTTGTAGATACTACAGTACGTGGCTTAGTAGAATCTTATCAAACTTGTGTAGCTATATATGCTGAGATGAAACAGTTGTCATACAACCCAACTGTGGATGCTAAGGGTAGAAACTACTGGGAATCTAGTACACCAAAATATCAACAAAATCAAGAAGCTAATATAGATACAGATCACTCTAATAAGATGAACTTTAACAATCCATCTTCTGGAGATCATTTACATCCATCTCGTATTGTAGATCTAAATAATCTATTATCTTCTAGTACACAGGTGGAAAGTAATACATTAGAGAATATATTAGACTTCTATGGTGTATATCATCCAAGTATTGGTGGTGGGTCTACTAATATAACTGAACGTATTGTTTTAAGTAATGATAATGCAGAGCCACCTAAGATGGAACTTGTAGATGCATTTAGAGATGCTAATGGTAATACTAAGTTCCCAGCTAGAACTGATGGTCAAAGTTATAATCAACCAATTAAGTTAGAATGGTTTGCTAGATTGCGTGAAAACCTAATTAATACGTCTAACTTCTTCATTAAGAATAATGGTAAGTTTTATGATGTAAATGGATATTGTGTTGTAGGGTGTCAGGTTAACTGTCAGTCTACATGCCAATTGACTTGTCAACATAGACAGTTAGGTGATGATTTCTTAAATAAAACATTCTTAGAGTGGAACGAAGATTTACAAACCATTTATAAACTCGGTTGGCAAACCTATGATCATCCAGACCATGACCACAATGTATATATCTTCTTCTATGATCCATGGGGTAGACGTTGGATGTATCGTAATACTAGATATTATGGGGACGGGTACTATCTATTACCAGACCAAAACGATATAAGATCTATTAGACCAACTCACCATGCTGATGATAATACTAACTTAGAGTGGTATCCTGGTGCACCATATGATAACCCTAAGCAATATCATTGGGAAATGATGTATAATAGACATACAGGAAAGGATACTTTGGTTAATAAATTAGACCCACATTGGAACGATGATGGTGCTTATTATGTATCGGATGGTTATTGTCATAGCTGTGATAATAGATAGAGGTGATAGTTAATTATGGCAGATATAAAATTTAATATGAACGATCGCTATAAATGGACTATCCCTGATATTCCATATATAGTAAAGAAAGATGGTAAAACTACAACAGAGATTCCGTCTGATGTAGATATAGCTTTTGATAGACATTTCGTAGATACTACAGTACGTGGTCTAGTAGAGTCTTATCAAACTTGTGTAGCTATATATGCAGAGATGTCTCAATTAGTATATAATCCACAAACCAACCGTCAAGGTAACAACTACTGGGAAGGTAATAATAGATTCCGACAAAACCAAGAAAATAATATAGACTTAGACCATGCTAATAAGATGAACTTTGCTAATCCGCATAAAGAACCATATCATTCAGGAACACGTATAGCAAATCTAAATTCTATACTCAATGATCCAGATGGGGTTAGAGAAGATAATCTAGAATCTATATTAGATTATTATAGAACGTATAACTCTGATACTAATGGCGGTATATCTGTAGACCTATCTATGAATATATCCAATAATGGATTAACAGCAGAAGCACCAGCATATATACTAGTAGATGCATTTAGAGATGGTGAAAGTCGTACTAAGTTCCCAGCTAGAACTGATGGTCAAAGTTATAATCAACCTATAAAGTTAGAATGGTTTGCTAGACTAAGAGAAAATCTTATAAATACATCTAACTTTTTCATTAAGAACAATGGTAAGTTTTATGATAATGGCGGTTTCTGTGTTATAGGTTGCCAGGTTAACTGTCAGTCTACATGCCAATTAACTTGTCAGCATAGACAAGTTGGTGAAGATTTCTTCTCCAAATATACTAAGCTTGAACGTTATGAACATGCCGAGATTATTAAGAAATTAGGATGGCCTGATTTCCGTGGTCGTAATGGTAATGAAGTATTAAACTATTATGACCCATGGGGTCGTATTTGGCGTTGGTATGTATTAGCAGAGCCAAATTATGGTGCATATTATTTAGGTCATGAACCAAACGACAACTATTGGTATTTTGAAAAAAATATTGGCTGGTATCCTGGTGCACCATTTGATAGACCAGCTGGTGTAAACCCAGATGGTAGTATACCAGAAACTGTAGACTATTGTAGATATTGCGAAAATAGATAAGAATATATGAATAATGATTATAAAGAAATATACCTGATGCTTACTGAGGCTTGTCCTAACAGATGTGAGTATTGTTATATTAAGGGTAGAGACAATCCTAAGAGTATGACATTTGAACAGATTGAAGAAATAATACGTGTAGAAAATCCTACACGTATTATATTCTTTGGTGGTGAACCATTGCTCAAGATAGATCTAATAGAGCAAGTATTAGAGAAGTATTATGGTAAGATTAAATTCCAAGTAGTCACATCTACTGTAGTTAATTTTAAAGAGTTTATTGAATTAGATAAGAAGTATCCATTTAGTGAGATACAATTATCATGGGATGGGTTCTCTGATAAGAACCGTGTTGATACCTGTGGTAATTCTATATCTAAGACAGTATATGATAATATCCAATATGCTATATCTCAAGGGACTAAGTTTGATGTAAAGTGTGTTATTGGTAATGAGAATATACAAATCTTTGATGAGATACATGAGACTTTCGTAGAATGGAAGAAGAAGTATAACGTCAATGGTGAGTTTGTATTAGCCCATAGACCATACTATGCACCAGAATATTTAGAACTATTCCGTGAGAAGTATAAGAAGACATTCACTCTAGAGAGAATGTATATGGAACACATGAATCGTATTATAGCTATCTTACAAGATGATGATAACTTTGGTTCATGTGATGTCGGTAAGTATAAGGTTATTACACCATATGGTGAAGAATCTTACTGTACTGCACTATCTCAAGAAGAGACTGAGTTTGATAAGGATATCTTACAAGCACCATGTACATCTCCAGACTGTAAGGAATGTAAATACAAATGTATTTGTGATGGTGGGTGTAGATATGAACGCTATGCTCAGTTTGGTGATAAGTGGAGAGAAAACCACTTAGATGCTACATGTCAAATGTCTGAAATCATATACACTACCATTAGAGAGTGGATAGACTCTTTAGATGATGATGACTATGAAAAACTATTAGCTTACGTTAGAAGCTATAAAGATCATTTAGAACGATACCATCAGGAGGTTACTCACGAATGATTGACTTTTTACCTGAGCGTATATATAACGCTATTAAAGAAGACCAAGAATATGAAAATATCTTAATGTATAGAGAGAATGAATTCCGTAAACTAATTACGTTCAAAGAATTCTGTCTATATGATAACGTCTTCATTAAGAATAAAACAAAATGGGAATACTTTACTGGGACTTTACAGAGCCTAGTTAAAAAGTATTGTCCAGACTATTTAACTGAATTAGATATTGCTATCTCTCCTAGAAAAACTAGAGCTGATTATCTCAATATCTATTATAATGATACTAAGATTGACTTTGAAACTAAGCTATTTGTGCTATCTAAAATAGCTGATATGTCTAAGTATAAAGATGATTACTTTAACTATCTTGGTATGTATTGTAACTTATATGAAAATATTGCTAAGTCTGATGCAGAGAAATACTCTGCTATCATTCATTATACATATATCCAATATGCTACATTAGCATATGCTAAGACATTACCTAAAGATTCACAATGTATCTTTAAGATTAAGAAATATCTAGATACATTACGTTTTGGATATGGTAATCTATCTGCTGATGCATTAAACGTTATCTATATCAATACATTTGTACAATGCATTACATTAGTTCTAGAAGAACTTGAGAATGATATGCTGGTTAAAGAGATGCTAGATGATGTACAGTTACCAGAATCACTATTCGAAGTCCAATATGGTAACTATGGTATTACTAGATTAGCATTATGGTATAAACTATTTGAAATCAATTTCTCAGTACGAGACTTTGCTAAATGTAAAGAGCTATTCAATAAGATGGTAGACTTAATTGATGGTAATCTTAAAGAACCACAATTACTATTCCGTGGTTTATACGTATATAACCAAAACAATATTCCATATTTTTATGGTATACTAAGATTCATCTGTCGAATGCTTGGTGCATACGATCCAACTATTACATTAAATAATCTCTCCGAAGAAGATAAACAATTTATCTCTATATATGATTGGGATTCTAGTGACCTATTGATTTCTGATAGACTTACTTCAGAGATATTCTATAACTATGCGTTAAGAACTAATCTATGGTTCTATAATTCTGCTGAAGCACTTAAAGCATATAAGTATTACGTTTATGAACAAGCTGGATTAGAATTACCATCTGAAGATAGAATTCTTAAACCATTAGATGATTTCTTAAGTTCTTTCTTAGATGATGAACCAGCTGAAGAAGTTGTACCAAACCCTAAGGGTGATAAGTAATGTATGATCGTATAGATGCGGTTACATTTAAGATATCTGAATATTGTAATCTAGACTGTGTATACTGTTTTCAGAAATATGATACTAAGACTAGATATGATGGGTTTACTGATTTCGATCAGTTAGTTAAATTCCTAAGAAAGATGCCATTAGGGGATACTTTAGAATTTAAAGTTACTGGTGGAGAATCTAGTCTTCATTGTGATAAGATTAGAAGCGCCTATAGAAAGCTTAAGAAACTAGAGCGTTATAAGAACGTAAACATAGAGTTTACGACCATTTCTAATGGCACCAATATAGATGGGTTGACAGAACTCTGGAATGATGGTATACTAAATCCATGGGGTTGTAAGATATCCTGGGATGGGGTTTATAGTGCATCTAAATCACGTAAAGTAAAAAATAATTCTTATGATGATGAGTATTTTAAAAATATCATTCGTAAACTAGGTAAGTCTGACTATAGAGATAAAGTCTTAGTTAGAACTGCCTTAACACCAGATACTGTAGATGAACTATATCAAGCATATAGATTCGCTATAGATAATGGTTGTACTAAATGGGAATACTATTTACTTAGTGATTGTGATGAATACAAAGATCCAAAGTTCATAGAGAGACTAAGACCACAGCTATATCATATATACAATGATAGTAAAGACTTTCCTGAATCTATTGTAGCTAATCTAGATTCTATGGCTTATGTACATACAGACTTATCTGATGCTACAAAGTTAAGATGTGTTAGTTGTAGACATCTTGGTCATTTCTTGCATATAGATATACATGGTAATATATACCCTTGTGGATACTTCTCTGATGATTCCTATTATGATGACCAAACATTATCTATAGGGGACATTTACTCAGGTTTAGATAAATATAAATTAGAGAAGTTTTGTAGTGAGTATAATAATCTTCCCATGTGTAGCATACAGGATGGTTGTGAGTGTTTACATTGCTTTGAATGTCCAGCTATTAGTCACCTATACTACAATAATATGCAGTATAAGCTAGGACAACAATGCAAGATTAGACACTTAGAATTAGACCTATATAGAGAGCTATTCTCAGACTATACATTCGATATGTCTCGTATACAAAGAAACTTTAATGTATATAATGAACTTGAGTACCACAAGTGTGGATTATGTGAATCCCTTCCATTCAAAGAATAGTATATTTTTATTTCGGAGGGACTTATATGACCAAATTAGATAGAGAACTCAGACGTGCAACAATTAAAGGTAAGATCCTTAGTACGGCTAAAACTATCATTGTCAATCCTAAGTTTTTAAGAATAGTTCCTAAGATAATTTCTGTTATCTTTAGACTACTTAAGGCAAGATTTTTGTAATAAAGAGACGTTATAATCCATGGGTGACCAACCCATGGATTTTTAACACTCTTATAATTTGAACAAATTCTTTCATTGGAGGTAATATAATGGCAAAACTACATGATACCAGTGTAACTGGTAATATTAATGCCTCGGGTACTATATATGCTAATGGTAAGGCAGTTGCACCATTAGATCATACTCATTCAGTACAAGCTATAACTGGTTTAGATAAATCAGTAAAAGATATAGTAAACGCTACACCTGTAGCTAATGCAACAAATGCTACACAATTAGCAGGTAAGACAGCAGATCAATATGCATTAAAGAGTGATTTAACCGCTTTAGGTGAACGCTTAAATCAAATTCAGTATTCTATAACTAAAGTATTTAAGTGTCCTAACTACGTATCTTTTAGTTACGATAATAACTTTGTTAAAATTACATTGAGTGATAGAATGGCTAATATCACAAATAAAGCAATTATTGTCGAAGATGATACTATGAAGTTTGTAATCAATTTATTTAGTCAATCCAATTTTAGTCTCTATAATAAGATAATTATTAAAGATAAGGTTGATGTTGATAAATACTACGACTACAGTGTTACTATGCCTACCATATACAGAGTTTCTGATACTACTTTTATTGTGGGTGGTATTTGTACAACTAACGGTAATTTATTAGCATCCATCACTCTACAAAGTAATGAACCAATCACTGCTGATGATTTTACTATTAGTGCTAGAGATCAAGCATATAATCTAAATAATGCAAGTGCCAAAAAGGTTGTATCTAGTAGAGATCTTATTCCCCACTTTGCCGAAAAGTATATAGATACACAAAAATTTGGTTATCTATATACTATTAAAAAACCAGGCACTTATGATAGACGTTTAGATCTTCATTTAGACTCTACAACTTCTACTGTATATATTTATACTTTAAATCCTATGAGTAATATGGCTTTAGGGGTTAATGGCAATGGTATAGTTTCATATAATGCTGCAAATGTTAGAAATGAACCTAGCGTTGCAATTAGCGGACTAACTGTATATATTGACTTATCCACAATATCAGATGATTTTGTTATTTTGGGTGATTGTACTGCTACTTATAGCACAACAGGTTTGCTCAGCTCTACTCCACCAAAAGATCTACCACAATCTATGGGTAGTGGTATTGATGAAAACCGTGCGTTATCTTTCAATAAAGTCTTAGATTTATTGGGTCGTAGTGTAACCATTAATGGTATGATTTACGATACTAAATATGATATAAATATAAACAGGTTATTGACATTCCCTGAAACGTATATTAATGACCAATCAGTCACTATAGGCAGCATGTATAATACTATTACAGCTAGAGCTAATGGTGGTAATGCTGATACTGTCGGTGGATTATCACCTAACTCTTTTATCACTACTGATAATTTAGCACGTAAATACTACTCTAAAGTTGCAGTATACGACAATGATAATCATCTTATTCACCCAGATGGTACCGAAGAATGGATCGAATATCAAAGACCAGTAGCGTCTGAAGATAATCTTGATCACTTATAATAGGAGACTATTATGGCTAAATTAACTGATATAAAATATGTAATAAGTGCTGGTGGTAGAAGAGAAGAGATCTCACTATACACTACAAAAGAAGAAGCTGGGGATATCTGTAAAGGGTTTAAGTTACCAGATGGCACTAAAGCTTATGCTGCTATTGGTGATACCAAATCTAGACTAGCTACAATGAAGAGATTTAAAATCCAAGGTAAAGTATATGCTGCTTTAACCGAAGCTGAAAAGAAGAAAACTAAAATCAGGAAAGTATATATCTTTAAAGCTGGTAGCCATAGATTTAAAGTACCATTCTGGGCTAAGAAGATACACTATACGCTTTGTGGTGGTGGTAATGGTATCATATCATCTAATGCACCTATATTAGATACTATCGAAAAAGATGGTATTACTGATAATAAAAGCATTATGATGGCTCGTAAGGTTAATGATGTTATGTATGCTACAATACCTTATATGGGTAGAAGTATAATGGGTACACCATCATCTATGTATGTAGAGAAGGAGTTCGAAGGCGATCCTGATTCTGGTTATGAAACGTATATTGGTATGGATACGACAAGAAGCATAAATACTGCAAGTAGAGTGTATAATAATTGGCGTGGTGATGAAAGTAGCTGGTTTATGCAGACAACTGATAATAAATCTAAAGGATTTTCTGTATATCAAGCTGATGCATCTGTCTATAATAATATGGGGCAAAATATTGAGACTACGCTAGTTGTAACTAGAAAGAAAGTTGTTATAGCTCCGACTATGATAAATCCTGATATTGTAGATGATACCAATTATGATAACTTAGTTGACAGTATACTTGCAGGATTACCTTTGCCACCACCAATAGGCCCAGTGGAAAACGAGGGTGAATATGTAAGACTAACAGCTATAAAAGATGATGCATCGTTTACTGTATACAATAAAGGGTTTAAAGCACTATATAATGTATACCCTAAATCTGATATGGTAAAGATTACCGATATATCAAAGTTTATCAATGATACAATGGCTAAATATAAAGTCAATCTTGTTGATAAAGATATATATCATGATGAAGACAACTCTCTTATGGTAAATTCATTCATCAATCAAGCATATATCTATAATACATATACACCATTTGATAAATTGTATTCTGCTGGTATAGCTATGTATAATGATGGGTCTACTCCACCATCTAGAACTGATTCTTTGATACAGTCTACATATGATACAGCATTTAATCAATTTAAAGCTAAGTCTACAGAATATAAGCAAAGATATGATAATGTAACTTACTATATGCGTAAACAGTTCTTAAATGGAACTATGTTTGATTATGACTATATGATGCAGCTTAAAGAAGCTGGTACATTAGATAATATGATCAATTCTTCTATGCTATCTAATATGGATTTAGTTGATGGTGCATATGATTTTGCTACAGGACATCATACATCCCCTAAATTGTCAGAAACACGTTTAGGTGCTAAGGAAGTTATATTTGATATACAATGTTTAGACGGTGTGGTTAGACCATTATCGGTTAAATATGGCGGCTCTCTTGTGTTAGGATGGGATAAATACTTTGATGATGCATATTGCTATGATATCGAAGATATAGACATCTATAGAGCAGAAGAGTTTACTAAACTATTTAACCCATTAAGTGGTAATATAGTACCAAACCCACTAGAGGGACAAGAAATAACTGGTACATGGGATGTATCTCCTAATGAGTATATAGTTATTGAAGTCGGTACTCATGGTAAGTTATATACTGAAGATATGGGATTTAAGCTTAATAAGTATTTCCATGACCGTGATGCTGATGGTATTTGTATCTTAGAAGTCGAAGGAGATTTCGAAGATATAGATGGTATTGATAGTTATACAAAAGAAAATCGAACTAAGTTTACACCAGATCAGTATAACCAAATGATTACGTTAGATCCGTTAGTTCGTGACTATTATGGTAGATCGATGTTTATATCACCGAATTTTTCTGGTGATATAGATATGTCATCCCAAGATGTATTTAATACAAATAAATTCTCAAAAGCTGGTTATATCAATACTTTTAAATCTACTGATGATATGGCTAATGGTACAGATATCAATTTATACCTATCTAGTAGATCACATCTAATACAAAATATGCCATCTGATCCAAAATACACACTAAATATTTTCGGGTACGATATTGGGCCATTAGGTGCAACACCAATGTTTCATCAAAATCTTGGTGCATATTTTAATTTAAAAATGAACATTGCAGAAGATCTAATATCTAATCTTACCGAGTATAATGGTAGATCTTCTGATATATATCAAAGTGTAGTACCAGTAAGGTCTTACTATGCTGATAAAGAACGTACATTTATATTTAAGAACGCCAATACAATAAACTACGCATTCAGGTATGATGTACAAGATGGTGGATACACTCCTAGAGTTAAATTAGACTACTCTAAATCTTTAGATGTAAATGGTGCACTAATTTTTACATCAACTAAAGGGATAGATTATCGATGGTATGTGTCATTGGGTATGTATATAAACCCATCTACTGCTAAGAATATTAACGTAAACGAACGTTTATTCATTTCTTATCCAAATGAATCCACCATTAAAAATAAAAAGATTAAAATATTCAAACCATGGGTTACATACGACCAATCTAAAGCTTATATAAAATACGTAGTGCCTAAAGACTATACAACAAAATCTATAATCGGTATAATACCAGCACTAGACCAATCTATAAACAATATATATATTGATATAAGTAATATTAAAGATGAACCATTCACAATATCACCTACAGTAAATACCAATTCTGGTAAAATTCCTAATGTACAAATTATAGATAATTCTGGTATAACTGAACGTAAATTTAATGGGTTATTTACATATGCTGCAAAAAACTATTTAAGTAATATTACCTTAGCCCCTTCAACTATGGCTCAATTTGCTATGGGAGCATCTGCTGATTTGAGTGGTATTACATTAAAAACATCCAGTATTAAAGATTTCTCGTCAGCATTTAACGAATTTAATGGTAAGTATCCAAAAAATATAGATCTATCTAGCTGTACAAATTTCAACTCGTTATTTTATAATATTAATTTGGATACTATAAATATAGATAACTTTGTTGATAGTAGCTTTGTTGCAACAAAAGCAGTTAAGGAGACACTACAGTTTGGCTCTATGTTTACATCATTTACTGGACGTGATATTTCATTCGATGTCTGGGGATTCTTAGTAAAGAAAGTAAAACTACTAGAGTTGCTTAAATCATATTTAAGTGTAAATATGTATGGTATATTAACTTACGTAAGAGGCATCCCGTTCTTTAGTATGTATGAAATATACATGGCAATATCTAATGAAAGATTCTTCAATTTATCATTAAGACGCGACTATAATTCTAATATTAATGGTATAGCTTCGCAAGCTACTTTTAAAGAGCTAGAGGTGCCAATACTTAATAATCTAGATGACCAGTTTAATAATAAATTTTCATTAAACGTTATTGGTACGAATGGTATTGGGAAATTAGTATTCAGGCAACCACCTGATCAAAATATAGTGTCTTTAGATACACTCAAAGTATCAATAACATCTGATACTTATTGTAAGTACTTTATCAATAACATTAGATCTGATAATACATATAAATTGCCTACAGCTATTGTAGTTAGACTTCTTAGAGCCAAGACTTCAATACCAGAAACAACTGAATCTATTGAAACTATTAAGACTTTCTTAAACAATGTATACACTACACCAAAAGCAAATATCTCTGTTATTTTTGAATAAGACATTCCCAGTATAGTCATTGACTATACTGGGATTTCTTTTGTCCAAGGATATTTATAGTTATATACTATAACTGTGTAGTGATAATTGTATCACTCTTATATTATTTATTTTCCACCAAAGGAGGTTAGATACTATGAAGTATTATATTATGCAACAAATGATGTGGGTTGTAAAACCTAATGAAGAAACTGATCCAGATTATTTAAAAGTTTATGATCATGTGTTTATTGGTGAAGACGTAGCTAAGCATTGCTTAAATATGGCAGCTAAAACTAATGAAGAAATCGGTGCTATCGTAAATACAATTAAGAATGCAGATTTGAAAGATAATGTAGCCGATGCATTAAATCAAATCAAAGAAATGTATCCTAATTCTGCTATTACGACAATATTAATATTGGATAATGATAAGTGCGTGATCGTATATGATTTCCTTATCAAGGCAACAGCAATTGATAAAATTACTGAGTGAGGTATAATATCATGGCACGCCTATATAATGTGACTATAAGTTTAATTGTATATGACCCTGATGTACCTGGAAGTGACCGAGAATATTTACATGAAAATATTTCTCGTTATAAATCATTAGAAGAGGCTAATCGTATACTAGATGAAGCTGTCAAAAGATCTATAGAAGATCTTAAGACTGAAGAAGTTGATTGTGATTTAGGGACTGATCTTGTTCTTAATGATCGTAAGAGAGACATATATCAGAAACATACGAGAAAGGCTGAACGTGTAGTAGTTATAGTTCATGGAAATAAAATATACATATGGGAGATATGGAAAGCTCCATATTGTACTACAGATTTCCACTAAGGAGGCATTTATATGCAAAGATATAGAGTCATAACTGACACATACTTATTTAATCATGAAGATGGTTTATTGGACCAGAACCCATTTAGACAAAACTATGTGATAGATGATCTTGATGATATTGATTATGCTATTCAATATGAAAAAGATAAATTGATACACTTTTATGGGGATGAAGAATACCCTAATCCAGATTCCGATCTTAATGATAAGATTGATGAACTTTTAGACCGTATTGAGTCTTTAGATAAACCACATAGTACGACATATATCGGCACAGATCGTGTGGTTCATATATTTATAGCTTTCTAGGAGGTTATATTATGTCAGAATTATACAATGTAGTAAAAGAAGTATTTGCTTATGACCCATCTACACAAGGTATTGATGGATATGTAACTATGGAGTTCATTGGATTCCATTTATCTCTAGAAGAAGCTGAACGCCTATTAGGTACATCTTCTAGAGCATCTATTGAAAACTATTCAGCTAACTATATTGATGTAGAACCTGAAGTTACTAAGGTTTTAACTGAACGTAAAGAAAAGCTAGAAGTAGAATATGCTAGTGATTGTGGTACATTACCACATCATGAATTCTATATCCAAGGTAATAGACTACACCATTGGTATATTGCTAAATCTAATAAGACTTCTGCAGATATTAATTAAGGAGGTTATCATTATGTCTGATAAATACATCGTTGTAAAAAACACATTCGAATACGATTACAAAGAACAAGTAATCACAACTGATGATTATGAAGCAGAGATCGATAATAAGATCTATAATTTCGATACAGGTAAGAAAGTCATTCAAGAAGAGTATAATGCTTTATATGAGCAAACAGAACTCAAAGATGAACCAGAAACAGAAGAAGACAAAATCCGTACTAAAGAAATGGATGAGTTAGAAGGCATCTTGAATGATGGTGATGACTTACCTGGAAACTTTGTATTCCGTGGCAAAGACAAAATCTATCAATGGTATCTCTTTGAACTAGAAGAAGATACAGACGAAGAAGACCAAACTGATTCTGGTAATAAAGAATAAATATATACATTCTTAATATCAATATCACATGGTATTAAGAATGGTGTAGTATACTGGGGCTTTCCCAGTATACTGCATTTATTTTTTTTAGTATTAATAATTTGAGTTATATACTATAACTGTAGATAGATACGTAGTCTATCAAAGTATATATTATTTTATTAAGGAGGTTTTATTATGGAATATGCTATCGCTAAAGAAGTATATGAGTACAACCCAGAAACAAAAGAATTTGAATTAATCCCTGGTAGCGTTGATAATGTAGTTGCTGATGGATTAACTATGAAAGAAGCAGTAGACTTTATTGAGTCTAATGCTAAACCTGAGCTCTTATCTACAGTAGATATACCTTGTAATGATGATCATGAAAGATTCTTAGGTTTTAAATTAAGTTGTAAGTTAGACAGACTCGGCAACGGTAGATCTATAGCTGAAGGACATCGTGTAGTCCATTGGCGTATTATTCCTTGTCTTACAATGGATATGAATAAAGACCAGTAGGAGGGTACTCATGAATACGAAATATTTGATTATAACCAAAGAGCTACGTTATAATCGTATTAAAATAGGTGTAACTGAGAAGCTCTGTAGTGTTGTTGGGTATGAACCATATGTTTATCCTAACAAAGAATATGCTATTGAGGAGCTAAATACTTTAGACGCAGGTGAGCTTACTGATAATGAATTACCAGTAAAGATTAGTCAAATACGTAAGCATTTAAAAGATGTAGATAAAGATATGCTAGATATCTTTAATGATGCTATACGTATCCCTAAAGACCCAGAAAATAAAGAATTTAAGTTACAAAATGTGGCTATAGATAATACTAGCGGTGCGTTAGTTATTAGATGGTCTGAAATAGCTGAAGTCTTTGAAAAATGATTAGTTAATAAAAATTTTGGTTGTATAATATAACTAGGAATGTGTATTAGCTAAGCACATTCCTTAGTATATTATGCAAATTTACAGTTTAGCTAATTAAATCCAAGGAGGGATATAAAATCCTATAATACGCTCAAAATATTTTAAATTTAGAATTCTATTTTGTAAAGAAAGAGGTTTATTATGAACAAGAAAATTATTTTGACAGCAATGGTTATTGGCTCTTTGAGCCTAAATGTAATGGCAATTGATAACGCTACTGGGTCTGGTAGTGGCATCGCTTATGGTACAGGAAGCAGTGCTAATGGTACACATGATGTATCCATCGGCGTATCTTCTAAAGCCGAAAACTATACAAACCAAAATGGTTCAATAGCTATTGGTCATAAAGCTCATACTGAACTTATGGCTGGTGGTGTTGAAGCAGCATTTGGTTTTGGTCAAACTACATATAGTGGGAGCGAATTTTCATCTGCACGTGTCCCAGCTGACCCATCTAAAGTTATTGGGGCAGTAGCTATTGGTAACAACACATATGCACGTACAGGTTCTACTATGGTTGGTTCTCATAACTACCATGGTGAAATCGGTGATGTAACTATCAATACTGATAAAGATGAAACAGGCACTAGAAGCCAAGCATTAAATGTATATGCAACTAATATTGGTGCAAATAGTTTCAGTAACGGTGCTTTAACTACATCTACTGGTGCTTATAATATTATCTCCAGTAGTTATACTGGCGGTAGATTCTCCACCCCATCTCAAAACTTAGGTGCTACTGTTACAGGTGCTATGAATAGTATTGAATCTAAAACAGCACAAGGCATTGGTTCTGGTTGGTTTGCTGATAGAACTGGTGTTGGTGTAGCTAATACTATTAATGGTTTAGCAAATAGAACTGCTAATACTAATGGTACTATCGTATTTGGTGCTGGTAATGAAGTCACTAATTCTATTGCAGAATTGACTGGTATTCCAAAAAATACTGGTAACTCTGCTAAAGAGTTTGCTGGTAAACTAAGAGATGGTATCTCTAAGTCCAATGGTGGTGGTGCTACTATGGTAATTGGTGGTGGTAATAAAGCCGATTACACATTACGCACTTCTATGATTGGTGTAAATAACACAGTTACTGGTACATCTGGAAATGAAAGCACAGATAACTTTGTAGTTGGTGTAAACAATAATGCATCTAATGTATCTAATGCAATTATTGTTGGTAATAACCATAATGTAGCTAATGCTACACATACAGTTATTATCGGTTCTAGTGATAATGCTACAAGCACAGTAGTAAATGATGCTGTAGCTATTGGTCATAATACAGAAGTATCTTACGCTGGTGGTGTAGCTCTTGGTGCACAATCTAAAGATACAGTAAATTCTGGTGTAGCTGGATATGATGTAGCAACTAAGACACAATCTACAAACAATAGTCCAGTATGGACTTCTACAGCTTCTGCTGTATCCGTTGGTGATGTAGATAATAATGTGACTCGTCAAATCACATCTGTATCCGCAGGTACTAATGATACTGATGCAGTTAACGTTGCACAACTTAAACAATTAGACAGCAAAATCGATACTGGTATGTCTGATGTATTAAATCGTGCAAACAATTATACAGATACTCAAGTATCTAAAGTTGGTGCTAGAGCAGCCGCATTATCTGGGTTACATTATGTAGACTATAACCCTAATGATAAATGGAGCTTCGCTGCATCTTTAGGTGGTTATAAAGGTTCTACTGCTGGAGCTATTGGAGTTGCTTATCAACCAAATGAAAGCACTCTTATCCATGCAGGTGTAACTTTAACAGATAACCCAATGTATAATATTGGTGCATCTTTCAAAGTAGGTAAACAAGATCCTACATTGAAAACTAGCCGTATTGAAATGGCACAACAAATCAAAGATTTACAAGAGCAACTTGCTGAAATCAAAGCAGCTCTTGCAAATAAATAATTCTACCATGTATATGGCATAGTATTGACGGTACTATGCCATACTTTTTTAGCATATAGTTAAAAGGAGACATTCAAATGATGAACAACAAAGTTATTTTAACAGCAGCAATTTTAGGTACTTTAGCATCTGGCTCTGCATTTGCCACAGGATCCAATATTGGATATAATAACGTATCTAATGGCGATTATGGTTTTGTATTTGGTTCTAATAATACTGCTGAAACAGCAGCTACAAGTAGCTTGGCATTCGGTGACGGTAACACTGTTAAACAAGCAAACTCTATGGCTTTTGGCCAAGGTAACTTATCCGACGGCGAAAATAGTTTCGTTGGCGGTGATAAAGCTAAAGCTATTGGTCGTGACGCTTTTGCGTTCGGCTCTTCTGCAGAAGCTC